ATTTTTTTTTTGCAAAACTTGTAGCGTAATTATTTTTTAAATGTGTTTAGATTAGATGATAAGGGAGGTGAGGTAATGACAAGCAAAAGAAAACGAAGGGGAGTACCGCCTAAATATAAGTCGGCTCAGGAAATGCAGGAGAGAATAGATGAATACTTTAAGCTGTGTGAGGGAGAAAAGCTACTGGATGAAAACGGACACCCTGTAGTTACTGACAAAGGATTCTATGTGTATTTAGTCAGTCCGAAGCCTCCGACAGTAACGGGATTAGCCCTTGCATTGGGATTTACAAGCAGACAGGCGTTATTAAACTATCAGGCTAAACCTGAATTCGTTGACACGGTTACGCGCGCTAAATCAAGGGTTGAGGAGTATGCGGAAACAAGGCTGTTTGATAAAGACGGAGCAAACGGAGCAAAGTTCAGCCTTGCGAATAACTTTGAAGGCTGGCGAGAAAAGCAGGATATAAAAGTTGACGGAGATATGAAAACAACGGGAGAAACAGTTATCCGATTTGAGGGAGAACTGGACGATTGGAGTAAGTGATATGGAAGCACCGATATTCAAAAAGCTTCGTACAGAAGTACCGAACGCTCAACAGGTTAAATTCTTCAAGGCTACGCAGAAGTACATTTGCTACGGAGGAGCAAGAGGAGGGGGAAAAAGTTGGGCGATGCGCCGTAAGTTCGTCATGCTTGCTATGCGTTATCCGGGATTAAAGATACTGTTGCTCAGACGAACGCTGCCAGAGCTTAGAAACAACCACATACTTATCCTCCAAAGCGAGTTGTACGGCTATGCCAAATACAATCAGCAAGAAAGAGCTTTCGTATTCCCAAACGGAAGCCGCCTTAACCTCGGCTACTGTGATAATGAGGGAGATATGCTTCAGTATCAAGGTCAGGAGTACGACGTAATAGGCTTTGAGGAGGCTACTAACTTCCAACCTGATTGGATTACATTCATATCAACCTGTTTAAGAACTACCCGTACAGACTTTGATACCCGAATATACTATACAGCCAATCCCGGCGGCGCAGGGCATGAGTTTATTAAAAGGCGGTTCATAGACCGCAAGTTCAAAGAAAACGAGAACCCGGAGGACTATATATTTATCCCGGCTACCGTATACGACAATAAGGTCCTTATGGAAGCTGACCCGGACTATATCAAAATGCTTGAAGCACTGCCGCCGCATAAGAGACGAGCACATTTGGAAGGCGACTGGAACGTATATGAAGGACAGGTTTTTGAAGAGTTCAGAGACTATCCGCAACACTACATTGACAGAAGATATACTCATGTCATTGAACCTTTCAATATGCCCGAAAGCTGGAGGATATACCGCAGTTTTGACTTTGGTTACGCAAAACCGTTCTCCTGTGCATGGTGGGCGGTAGACTATGACGGCAGACTGTACAGAATATTAGAACTGTATGGGTGTGTACCGAATGAGCCTGATACAGGCGTTAAATGGACGCCTAACGAGATATTCAAAGAGATACGAAGAATAGAAGATGAACACAAGTGGCTTAGAGGGAAAAGCATACAGGGCGTTGCAGACCCTGCCATATGGAACGCCGAATACGGAGAGAGTATAGCGGAGACAGCAGAGAAGTACCGCATATACTTCGACAAAGGCGATAACAAACGTATAGCCGGCTGGCAACAGGTTCATTACCGATTGCAGTTTGACGAAGAAGGAATACCGATGATGTATATCTTCAAGAACTGCAAAGGATTTATAAGGACGTTTCCGTTATTACAGTATGACGAGAATAAACCGGAAGATGTGGACACCAAACAGGAAGACCATATAGCCGATGAGACAAGATATATGTGCATGGCTAATCCTATTAAGCCGGTTAAGACAAAAGAACGAAAGATACAGGTATTTGACCCTCTGAGCACAGATGAGGGAGTAATAGATAAATATGCGTTTATGAGGACTTATTAAGGAGGGAAGATAAATGGCAGCAGGAGACATATTTAAAGCACTGCTGAGCAGGACATACAGAGAGTCTAACGGAAGTATAGAGTTGCCGTCAAACAGTATGACAGTAAAGGAAGCCATAGGTAAGAACGAACTGGCAAAGGCTGTAGAAACATTGAAGAAGTATAAAGACGGCAAAGCCAACCTTGAAAAGACGATAGTAGAGAATGAGAAATGGTACAAGCTGAGACATTGGGAAGTGTTTAAGGGGACTACCAATAACGGAGAAAGAAAAGCAGGAGACGAACGTCCTGAGCCTGCGTCTGCATGGCTGTTTAACAGTTTGACAAATAAGCATGCTGACGCTATGGACAACTTCCCCGAGCCTAACGTGTTACCGAGAGAGCAGGGAGACGAACAGGACGCAGATGTACTCAGTTCTATAATACCGGCGATACTGGAACGAAACCATTTTGAATCAACGTATTCGGATGCATGGTGGTACAAGCTGAAACATGGAGCAGTACCATACGGTATCTTCTGGAATAATACCCTTGAAAACGGATTGGGCGACATTGATATAAAACAATTGGACTTGCTCAACATCTTCTGGGAGCCGGGTATTACCGATATACAGGATAGCCGTAACCTGTTCATCTGTTCACTGGTTGACGATGACCTTCTTCAACAGAACTATCCGCAGCTGAAAGGCAAGTCAACGGGAAAGGTTATTGATGTAACGCAGTATGTTTACGATGATACGGTCGACATCAGCGATAAGAGTGTAGTTGTGGACTGGTATTACAAAAAGACCGTAAACGGAAAGACAATACTCCACTTCTGTAAGTTTGTAGGCAGTGAAGTGTTATTCGCTACAGAGAACGAACCTCAGAACTACCCCGAAGGCTGGTATGCTCATGGGCAGTACCCTGTAGTATTCGATGTACTGTTCCCCGAAGCGGGAACACCGATAGGCTTTGGATATCTGGGTATAATGAAAGACCCTCAGATGTATATAGATAAGCTGTCACAGGTTATCCTCGAAAACGCCGCTATCAGTGCAAAACCGAGGTACTTCGCCAAAGAAAACATCGGTATCAACGAAGAAGAGTTCCTAGACTGGTCTAAACCGATAGTTCATGTCAGCGGAAACATAGACCAGGAAAGACTTGTTCCGATGACAGTGCCGACAATGCCGACAGTAGCGTTAAACGTGCTTGAAATGAAGATAGACGAGTTGAAAGAGACATCATCCAACAGAGATGTATCACAGGGCAGTTCATCCGGCGGCGTAACGGCTGCCGCAGCCATAGCGGCTTTACAGGAAGCAGGAAATAAGACCAGTAGGGATATGGTAAACGCTTCGTACAGAGCCTATACAAAGATTAACTACATGATTATCGAACTGATAAGGCAGTTCTACGATGTGAACAGAAGCTTCCGTATTGTCGGTAAAGACGGAGCATATCAGTACATCACATACAACAATAACGCTATTCAGGGCAAACCCCTTGACCCTGCATATAACGGCGGTACAGCGGAAACAAGAGTGCCCGTGTTCGATATAGTGATTAAACCTCAAAAGCGTTCGGCGTACAGCAGACTGGCGCAGAATGAGCTTGCTAAAGAACTGTACGGTCTCGGATTGTTTGAACCCGAAAGAGCCGAACCGGCTATGACCTGTCTTGAAATGATGGATTTTGACGGAGACGAGAAGGTAAGACAGAAAGTACAACAGGGACAGACGTTGCTTAACATTGTTACTCAGTTGACCGAGCAACTTAACCAGATGAACGCATACATAATGCAGTTGACAGGAGCAGCCCCTGTACAGCAGACAGCAACGGGCAGCAGCGTACCGAACGGCAAGACCGAAAACAAACAGGCACAGGCGCAAAAATCCGCTATGAAAAATACAATGACGCCATACGGCGAAAAACTTGCTAAGAGGGCAACTCCCGATGTAAGCGAGAATAGGAGGCAGTTAGGATGATACAGGTTAATATCAGGCGAAATGATGACGAGTGCGTTTTAACAATGGAAGGGCACGCCAACTATTCAAACGGCAATGACATCGTATGCGCTGCCGCTTCTGCAATAGCATACAGCTGGCTTGGATTTCTGGATAACTACTGTTACGACTATACAAGCGAAGAAGACAGCGGACATTTATATGTCAGATACAAAAACAGCAAAGAAATGAATATAGCCTTTGTGGTTATATACATAGGTTTATTGCAACTCGAAAAAAAATATAAAAACTGTATAAAAATCAATGAATTTGTAGCGTAATTAAGATTTAAAGCTGATATAACGGTAAAAGAAAGAGAATTTATATAGACGACACTTCGGAGAGACGATGAGTAAGGAGGGCATATAAATGCTTAAATTCAAACTGATTGATGTAAACCTCAGACTATTTGACGGAGCTTCAGCCGGAGGAGCTGCCGGAACCGGTACGGCAGGCACAGGTGAAGGAGCAAGCGAGGGAGCATCAACCGCAACGGCTGACTTAACACAAAAGAACGGGAGCAGCCACCGTTCATCAAGACGATCGGGCGACTTAAGCAACGTGGTCTACGGTAAACAGCAGACCGAAGCCCCTGCCGCCGAGGGGAAAACGGATGTAACAACTACATCAGACACACTGGAACAGAAAAGACAGAGCTTTGAAGAGTTGATAAAAGGCGAATACAAAGATATGTTCACAGAAAGAACACAAGCCATTATCAATGACCGCTTCAAGCAGACGAAGGCGTTAGAGGGACAGTTATCCGCACAAAAGCCTGTCATTGATATGTTGATGGACAGATACGGCATTGATGACGGAGATATAGGAAAACTCTCAAAAGCCTTGGAAAACGATGACGCATACTGGGAAGCAGGCGCAGAGGAAGCAGGACTGACAGTAGAACAGTATAAGTTAGTTCAGAAGTTACAGAGAGAAAACGCAGAACTGACACGTTCAATAAGAATGAGACAGGGAGCCGAACAGGCTAATCAACAGGTAGCCGAGTGGAATAGGCAGGCAGAAGAAGCTAAAAACGTATATCCGCAGTTCGACTTTAAAAGCGAACTTGGCAACAGAGACTTTGTTCAGTTACTTAGAAACGGAATACCCGTACAGCGAGCCTATGAGACAGTTCACTTTGATGAGATTATGAACGGAGCGGCGCAGACTGCCGCTATCAATGCGGAAAAGAACACTGTAGCAAAGATTAAGAACAAATCTTCCAGACCTGCCGAAAACGGAACGTCATCGTCAAGCAGCGCAATAGTAAAGAGCGATGTATCAAACCTTACAAAGGCAGACCGAGCGGAGATAGCGAGGAGAGCCGCTAAAGGCGAGATTATATCGTTCTGACATAAAAGGAGGAACGAAGATATGAAAGAATTACTTTTAAAAGACATTAACCTTCAGCTTTTTGCTGAACTAAATACAAACGTAACAACAGATTCGGGCTTATCGGAAGAGATGAAGACGTTCTACAGCGACTATCTCATCGACCAAGCAGGTCCGAAGCTTGTCCATGACCAGTTCGGACAGAAACATCCAATCCCTAAAAACGGCGGTAAGGTAATTGAGTTCAGAAAGTACGACCCGCTTCCCAAAGCATTAACAGTGCTTACAGAGGGCGTTACACCTGACGGACAGAAACTCACAATGAGCACACTTAAGTCAGAGGTAAGACAGTACGGTTCTTACATAACACTTTCTGATGTGCTTCTCTTAACTGCTATCGACAACAACCTTGTACAGGCTACGAAGCTTCTCGGTAAACAGGCAGGAGAAACGCTTGATACTATCACAAGAGAAGTTCTCAACGGCGGTACAAATGTACAGTATGCAGAGGGACAGGTTAGTTCGAGAGCACAGCTTAACGGCGGACAGACAGACGCTACACAGAACCACTATCTTACTGTAGACGCTATCAGAATGGCTGTAAGAACGCTTAAAAACCAGAATGCGGAAAAGATAGGCGACAGTTATGTGGCTATCATACATCCCGATATTGCTTATGACCTTATGAGTGATAAAGCGTGGAAAGACGTCAAGGACTATGACCCCGAAGATTGGTATGCAGGAGAAATCGGTAAGATTGCCGGAGTTAGATTTGTGGAAACAACAGAAGCAAAGATATTCAAGAGCGCAAACCTTACCAAATCAAACGCAACGCTTACGGTTAAAGGAACTGTAACAAAGGCGTTTAAAGTGCCTGTAACCGAAGAAATAACAAAAGAAGACGCCTTTAAAATGGCAGGGAAACAGATAACGATAAACAGTGGTGCAACTATATATACAATCCTTTCGGCAGAAGCAGGAGCAGCCGGCAGTGCTTCAATCACGGTAGATAAAGAAGTAACGGCGGCTGATACCAATCCTATTGCAACAGTAGGCGGCGGTAAGAGCGGAAGAGCCGTATATTCAACTCTTGTCCTTGCCGATAATGCTTACGGCGTTACGGATATTGAGGGTGGCGGCTTACAGCATATCGTTAAGAACCTCGGTTCGGCAGGTTCGGCTGACCCCTTAAACCAGAGAGCGACTGTAGGCTGGAAGGCTATCAAGACAGCTGAAAGACTTGTAGAGCCTTACATGGTACGAATTGAGACTTGTTCAACATTCGACAGCCCTGCAAACTGATAACAACATACGGTTGGAGTAACTCTCCGACCGTTTTTTAAAATAAGGAGGAAATGACAATGGCAGTTAAAAAAGAACCGGAAGTAAAAGAAACAGTAGAAGTAATAGATACACCGGAAAAGAGTTATGAAGATAAGATAGCTGAATTAATGGCAGCAGCAGAAGAAAGGGCAAACGCCGTTATCGAAAAAGCAGGAAAGGCAGCAGAAGAAATAGTAAAAAAAGCAACGAAAGCAACAGATAAAACTTCTACAGATGAGGAAAATAAGAAGATAAATGACGAACTGGAAGAATATACAGTTGTTCAGTTGTTCAAAGGGGACGGCAAGTATGCAGACGATGTGTTCCTTGCTGTCAACGGCGAGAACTGTGTTGTAAAGAGAGGATACCCGGTAAAGATTAAAAAGAAATTCGCTCTTATTCTTGAACAGTCATATCAGCAGGACATCATGGCGAATGAATATATGTCTCAGAAACAGGATGAATTCTTTAAAAAGGCTAATGAATACGTTTAAGAGGTGATTAAATGGGTTCACAGCAACAGTACAGAGGAAAATCAACGAATATACCCCGATTACTCGAAGGACAGTTCGGATTCTGCACAGATACAAAGGACTTGTTTATCGGAGGTAACAACGGAAATGTACCTGTCAATCCGAAGGCTGATACGGTTGCTCCGCTTGCGGAAACAGCTACAAATACCGATGTAATCAATAAAGTGAACGAGATAATCACAAAGCTTAAAGCAGCTAAGCTGATGAAATAGGGAAGTGATAGACATGGACAGAACAATAGATATATTCATCAAAGGAAGCTATTTGCAAAAGAACAACAATATCGGAGGTATTCAGGGCGAAGGCAATGTTACAACGCTTCATATCATTTTTGATGACAGCTGGACTAATCTCTCTAAGTCCATTACTTTCTGGAACGCAAAAGGAGAAAATCCGGTAAAGGTTCTTCTTACAAATGCACAATTGGTAGAAATAAGAAACAGCTTATCGGAGTTTAATGTTCTTATCCCTGCCGAACCGTTGGCTGTAGAAGGCGACATGATATTTGTAATTGACGGCTATGTAGACGGAAAAAGGGCAAGGTCTATGCAGGACAGTCTTGTTGTGAAAGCGGCAATGACTACAAATGAACCGATAGAGCCTACGCCTACACAGGCAGAACAGCTTAATCTTGCCATTCAAAAGATACTTCCGGAAGTGCAGAAAGAAACGATTAGAGCGACAGAAGCGGCTAAACAGTCAGAAGCTTCGGCACAGAAATCAGCTACATCAGCACTTGAAGCAAGTAATTCGGCAGAGTCCGCAAAACAGTCTGCCACGTCTGCCGAGGCTGCACACCAAGGAGCGGTTGCAGCTCAGAAAAAAGCAGAGACAGCACAGTTAAATGCAGAGTTGGCACAAGCTAAAGCGGAAACCGCACAAAGAGGTGCAGAGACTGCTAAAGCAGGAGCGGAAACAGCTCAACAGAAAGCAGAGACTGCTGAATTAGGCGCTGAAACAGCACAGAAAAATGCAGAGACCGCTCAGACCAAAGCGGAAGCCGCACAGCAGAAAGCGGAGACTGCACAAACCGCAACACAGAAGTTGAAAGACGATACCACTCTGTTAGTACAGCAAGCCAATACCGCAAAAGATGAAGCACAGACAGCAGTAAACAATGCCAAAGCAGAAGTAGCGGAAGCGCATAAGCAAGCGGTTAGTTCAGCTTCTTCGGCTGCACAGTCGGCTAATTCCGCAACACTGGCAGGGCAGAAAGCCACAGAATCAGCTAATTCAGCTCTCCTCTCGAAGTCATACGCTGTTGGAGGTACAGGACAAAGACCGGGAGAAGAGCTTGACAATGCTAAGTACTACGCTGAGCAGGCAAAACAGATAGTCGGCGGCGACTTTGTTACCAACGTGAAACTGGAAGAAACCATTGCCCCCATTACTAAATCAATCGGCGATATAAATACCGATTTAACCGCTAAAGGTAAGGCTATAGAAGCCAATACAACGGAAATAAGCAATGTAAGCAAAAAAGTAACAGAGAACGCAACAGCTATACAGAATGTAGCGAAAAGCGTTCCCACAGCACAGAAACAGGCTGAATGGGACGGAAAGGTTAAGAGCGTAAACGGAAAGACAGGGACTGCAATTACTCTAGGTGCTGCGGATGTCGGGGCAGTATCAAGCGTCAACAACAAATCCGGTACTTCCGTTACCCTTACCGCCGCAGACGTAGGCGCAGTAGCGGAAGCGGACAGGAATGTAATAGTAGATGATGTAACAGGTAAGAAGTACAAACTGGGTATACAAAACGGCGGTTTGTATTATAGGGAGGTATTGTAATGGCAGGAGAAGTATTTATAGCAAGACAGGACACGTTGGAGACTGTGAAAGGTACGGTTGACGGTATAGACAGCGGAGTTAAGCAGACGAACAACGCCCTCGGAAATTTTTCGGGGGGGGGTACTGACACAGTGAAGAAAGAGCTTCAAACGCTGAAGGACAGTGTGGCGCAGTTGCAGACGAAATCAGACCAGTTACAGAGTTTGATAGAACAGTTGATGAATAAGGGTGGAGGATTGAATTTTAGGTATACAGGTCATAAAACTGGTAATTTTTCATACACAACAACATCATCCGGAATTGTACTCGGGTATGTAAAAGGTGGATATGAAAGCACTACTCCATCTATTTCTTTAACTGGTGGAGCAATTGCAGAATTTAAATTACTGGGGTGTGAAAGCTATAAGGCTGCATATACAGCAGTAGGATTTTTTCAAAAGGGTGCAACAATAACAGGAGAAGAAGACGGTAGTAAGGATACTGTTACGGCAGATATATTTGAATTTATCTAATCTCAGAAAGGAGCGATTAAATGGCAGGAGAAAAATTTATAGCCTTGGAGGAAACATCACAGGAAATAAAGGCAAGCGTGGATAATGTGAAATCCAATGTAGACGGTCTTAAAACTACCGATGTCCCTGCAATAGATACCCTTGTTGACGAAGTGCTTAAACGCATAGGCTTGACAGGAGATACAGGCGGTAGTGCTAACTTGGGTAGCGTTATGGCAAAGCTGAATGAAATTATCGGCAAAGTAGGTAAATCAGGGTCAGAAATAAGCACAACGGGATTTGGAACGACCGCTTTTGAATATAAAGATACGATTTCTTTTTACGATTCTGAAGACAGAAAAGTTATTGCAAAATTTATAGCGCCGGTTACAGGAGTATATAATATAAAGTTTTTAGCAAATTGTACGCAATCTGGAAGAACTTCAAATTTAACAATCTATAATCCACCCAATGTAAAACAGTGGGTTTATTATGCAAGCTCAGAAACGAGTGCAAGAAGTATACATGATCCTTATGACTTATTTTCTTTGTTAAATACTACAACAATAGATGAAAATATCTATAAAAATGTAAACCTCGACTTATTAACTCGTATGGCTGCTAAAACCAAAATAGATAAAATTGCAAGTGCGGAAACTACATATAATAATCTAATTCACTGCTACCAAGGTGATCCGGTTTTTATTTACGCCGGTGGATCAACTTATTCATTTTATGATGTAGATATACGAGATATAGTAATCACTTACGGAAACAAATAATCAATCATTTTATAAACTATTCAATTTAAGGAGGAATACACATGAAAAAATTAATCGAAATGAAAACTATCGAAAAAGACGGACACCACATGTTTACATACGAAAACGGCATTAAGACACCAATCCCCGATGACGGCGTTGTCTTCTGCTATCTGGCACCCGAAACGGAAAAAGGACGTATGTTAAAAGTTACGGACTTCCCCGACAGAGCAGGAAGTATTGACGGTAAATTCGTTATTACAGATGAAATCGAAAACGGAAACGGCAAGCCTAAAATCAAAGGTACAAACTATGATGTTTGGGGCATAGGTAAAGACGAAAGCGGTACATACGTCATCGAAAGCGCAAGAGGGGACAAGTTCTATATTGAGGGCGGTAAAAAAGTTACCGTTTCCCACCCGAACAAGGGCAGAAAGAAAGAAGCTATGGAGCTTATCCATGAAGTCTATGAGATGTTAGTTTAATAGGTCGGGCGGTGTAACAACCGCCCTTTCTTATAGGGAGGAACGCCATGACATGGGAGATAGTAGCCGGTCTTTTTGTGCTGATAGGCGGCATTGTTTCAATCGTTACGCCGATTGTGAAACTGACTAAATCCATAACGGAATTGACGGTTAAGGTTGATGACTTTTCTCATCAGATTGAACAGCAGAGCGTTAGGAGCAAAGAAGCGCACAAAAGACTGTGGGAACATAATGAGGAGCAGGACGATAAGTTACAGGAACATGAGATAAGAATAAGCAATCTGGAAAATAAGGAGTGATAGGAATGGATATAGGATATTTAACAAAGTATGCAGTACCGCTTATTGTCGGTATATGCCTTTGCGTAGGATACATAATCAAAAACATGATACCAAATGATAAGATAAACCGCTTTATCCCTTTAATCATGGGGATATTAGGCGTTGTTCTTAATGTGTGGGTAAACATGGACTTTACTGCGGAAATCTTACTTGCAGGACTTTTCAGCGGATTATCAAGTACAGGATTATACGAGATGTTCAGAAACCTTATAGGGAAAGGGGAATAATATTATGAAAAAATATATTGGTACAAAAGTTATAAGCGCAGAGTATTGTGAAAAAGAGGGCAAAGGAGGATATACAGTTGTATATGAGGACGGATATAAAAGCTGGTCTCCTGCTGATGTATTTGAAAAAGCATATCTTCCAATAGAAACAAATCCTAATTTAAAGACGGATAAACCCAGCATAAGCCAGCGTATGGTTGATGAATTTATATGTAAAGTAGATGTAATGACAATGGGAGAAAAAACCACAGTAGTTAAAGCCACTCTTAAAAATGGATTTGAGATAGTGGAAGCTTCTTCATGTGTCAGCAAAGAAAACTATGATGAGAAACTTGGCGCAGAAATCTGTATGAAAAAGATTAAAGATAAAGTATGGGCGTTTCTTGGATTCCTTTTACAGACAGGCGTTTACGGTGTGAACGGTGATGGCAAATGACATGCAGAGATATAAATGAGTTGACTCCGTTGGCGCAGAGGGCGTGCAGGTTGTTCATGGAGATTTGCAGAAAAAACGGTCTTGATATATTTATCACAGAAACGTACCGCTCACAGAAACGCCAGAACGAACTATGGGAGCAGGGAAGAACGAAGCCGGGCAAGATTGTTACATGGACAATGCACAGCCGTCATACAGACCGTAGAGCGTGGGATATAGCCTGCAACGGTAATAATCTATATGACAGAGTCACATTAAAAAAAGCGGGCGCAATAGCCGAAAACTTAAGTATAACATGGGGCGGTACATGGACTACCCCCGATATGCCCCACTTTGAAATAACGGACAACTGGAAAGCACCAAAGGAGGAAGAAGAAATGACACAGGAACAGTTTAACAAATTCATGGACAATTGGCTTGCGGAAAGAAGAAACCTGCCTGTAAGCGATTGGGCGAAGGAAGAATTGGAACAAGCCAAAGCGAAAGGCATAACGGACGGAACAGCTCCGCAGGCATTTGCCACAAGGGAACAGGTGGCGGCAATGATTTTGAGGAGTAAAGATAAGTAAAGAGGTGAAATAAAGCTATGCCGACAATAAACGAAGTAATAGAAAGAAATGACAGGGTAAAACCAAACGCATACTCGGAACAGGAAAAGGCTGGCTGGCTTTATCGTCTTGACGGAAGAATAAGTTCTGAGATTATGCACATCGAACCACCTATGCAATATCAATATCCTGAGAATGGGGACAAGGTTCTTCTTGTCCCCGAACCTTATGACGTTGTGTACGATTACTACGTTCAGGCAATGATAGATTATTACAACAAGGAGTATAACTCATACAACAACTCTATGATAATGTACAACGATGCCGTTCAGAATTACGCAAAATACTACATAAGGGAAAATCAACCTAAATCGTATTACAACTTTAGGAACGTATTGTAAGGGGTGATATATATGAACTTACCGCAATTAATACAGGGCGATAACTCAGCAAGACAGAGTATTATTAATTTTCTCGGACTTAATTACGGAAGGCTTACAGAAGATGGAGAACTGGAAGATTGCGAAAATTTGTCTACCGATGAATTTCCTTGTCTGTCGCAAAGAAAAAAGAGAGTAAGAGAGAAACAGTACAAAAGCCCTACAACGCTTTATTCCAAAGCAGGGCTTTTTATTATAGACGGAACAGACGTTATATATAACGATGAAAAGATAGGTACTGTAACGGCAGGCAAAAAGCAAATGGCTACTCTGGGTAAATATGTCGTTATATTCCCCGATAAAAAATACTATGACACAGAAGAAAAGAAGTTCGGGAACATGGAAGAGACATACAAGAGCGGCAAAGGACAGATAACATTTGCAGCCACGTCAACGGATAAGGATTCGCCTATGAAGTATGCCACCATAACGACAACGGGCGCAAACTTTAACTTCCGAGACGGAGACGCAGTAGAAATAACAGGATGTACGGTAAATCCCGAAAACAATAAAACTTTGGTAATAAGAAAAGCCGAAAATAAGGTTTTGAAGTTCTATGAAAACAGTTTTACGGCAGGAAAGGAAACCGCTGAAATCACGATTAAGCGTTCTGTACCCGATTTAGAGTTTGTGTGCGAAAGCAACTACCGTTTATGGGGATGCGCAAAAAATACTATTTACAGCAGTAAATACGGAGACCCTCTTAACTTCCAAGTATTTGACGGATTAACGAGCGACAGCTACTACATAGATGTCAGCAGCGATGGGAAGTTTACAGGTTGTATTCCGTTTACAAGCTTTATCTGCTTTTTTAAAGAGGACGTTGTACATAAGATATACGGCACAAAGCCGTCAAACTTTCAGTTGCTTACATCAAGCGTATTCGGCGTACAGGAAGGCTGTGAGCGTTCTATGTGCGTTATCAATGAAACGCTTTATTATCTTGGCAGAAACGGCGTATATGAGTACACGGGCGGTGTCCCTGAGCTTATATCGCAGAACTTCGGTACAAAGAGATTTACAGACGGATGTGCCGGCAGTGATGGCGATAAGTACTATATCTGCATGAGCAACGGACCCGAAAGAGCCATATATACATACGACATATCAAAAGGAATATGGCTGAAAGAAGATAAAGTATCGGTAATAGACTTTGCGGATATAGAAGGACGGCTTTATTACATTGACGAACAGGGGTGGAAGTATAAGACCGCCGATAATAGCTCTAATGAGGTTATCAATTGGAGTGCGACATTCTGCCCTTTTACAGAACTTATCAATGAGCGTAAAGGATATTCAAAGCTGAATTTCAGAATAGCGCTGGGCGCAGGAGCGTGGCTGAAAATAGAGATAAAGACCGATGACAGCCTATGGAATACCGTATATACAACACATAACAAAACGGCGAAAACAATTAATATCCCTATATTCCCTAACAGGTGCGACCAGTTTAAAGTGAGGCTTTCCGGAAAAGGCGAGTGCGTAATTAAATCATTTGTTCGTGATTTCTATGTTGGAAGTGAGGTGTAACCTATGATTTTTTATAAGCAGTTAGACAAAATAGACCCTGCCGACCCTGCCAAAGCGATATTGGCTATGGAGCGACAGATAAGATACATACAAGACCAGTTGGAATATACGCTTGTCAACCTCGACAGCAGTAACATTACAGAGATTGACACTGATATAACCGATATAAACAGTCCCGGAGACAGCGACAGTATACTCGGCTTACTTAATCTTACAGGTAAAAACGGCGAATCGTTTAAGGTTGGATATAGCCCCAGTAGGAATGAGTTCGTATTCAGCTTATCGGGTGAGGACGGGGTGCAGTATATGTATATGTCGTCAAAAGGAAACTTAGTTATTTCCAAAAACACATCAATAACAATCGACAGCGGAACGTGGTGAGGTGATATAAATGGGATATTCATTAACAAATACAACAAAGAAAAAAGGCTCAAGCTCTTCAAGTTCTAATACCGACAAGAAAGTAGTTGTAACACGAAGCGAACGAGAAGGAAAAAAGAACGGCTATTCTAACGGCTCAAATGTTTCCGGTTCAGGCAGTAACAGTCCTGCCGCAAAATACGACCCTAATACCGACTATTATTCAGCTATACAGGACGCTATCAACAGAGGGGCGAGTGATTCGGAGATAGACGGGCTTGTTGCTTCAAGAGACGCCAAAATAAAAGGTGAAGGCTTGAACTATACACCTTTTACAATCAGCGATATAACAAACTTCAAAACGCAATCGGCAATTAAAAGAGGCGACTATGTAATAGGACAAGACGGCGGCAATGATAAGCATAGCTATAACCCTACAGAAGCCGCACTTAATGCCCTTAGACAATCATACGGAGTTACAGACCCGAACACAAATATATTTGCCGATTTTAATTCCGGCATAGATTTTGACGCAAAGGTGGCGGCAGCAAAAGCTTCAGGGGCAAGTCAGGAAACCATAGACGGATTATTGCAAATGAAAGAATACTCTGACGGAGTAAGAAACGGTTCGGTTCTTCCTTTTGGATACGGTACGGGTATGGGTTACGGTAATCGTAATACAAAGTTTGTTTTCAATATGGCTGACGGAAGTAAAAAGACATATTCGGGCAATGAAACAATGTGGAGAGACGCGGCGAAAAACTCAGGCTTGGAAGGAATAATCGGTTTAGACACTGCATTGACATACGGCACAGCCTCATCGGATTATGCAAAACCCGGTTATGGGTTCGGAACAATAATGGGGCCCAATGATTTTACAACGGAAGTCCGCAATAACGATGAGGACGGTCGACTGTTTAATATGAACAATATGCAGCTTTCGTTTTTAAGCGGACGAGACGGTATGGACTACTATAAACCGGGTGAGGATTTCGGTTATACAGGCAACGGACTTGTCAACGCCTACAATAAAGGCAAAGAGTTTGAGGGACTGGGACCCGCTATGGGCGGTTCGAGCGGAGCTATAGGAAGTTACAATGACGCTGATTTACCGTCTGCCGCATTGGCACAGATTAGAGAGTGGCAGAAGCAGTATAAAGCGGCGGAAGCCGAGTATGCAAGAACAGGAAGCTATGACGCATATCAGGCAATGCAGAACGCCCACGCTATGGCAGAATCTATAAGGGCGCAGTTCGGATATTCAGGTGGAATAGACGGTTCAGCCTTCTTAAGCGGTTGGAACGGAAGCGGTACATTTCCCGGAGGAGGTTTCCCCGGTGGAACATTCCCGAGTGGAGGTACACAAGGATACGGAACAAATCCTTTCCCGGAATATAAAAGCCCGTATCAGGATGAGATAGACGAGCTTTTAGGCAGTATTCTTGATTATGACGAGTTTGTATATAAACTTGAAGACGACCCGGTATTTCAGCAGTACGCTTCTACATATCTTCGTGAAGGCAACAGAGCTCTCAACGATACGTTGGCGGCAGCGGCATCAGGCGCAGGCGGTATGAACTCCTACGCAGTATCATCGGCACAACAGGCTCAGAATTATTACAACACACAGCTTACCGATAAAGTACCGGAACTTTACGGAATTGCGTATGACATGTATCTTAAAGGTTTTGAGCAGGAGCTTAATAAACTCGGTGTGGTACAGGGACTGGAAGATACCGCATACGGCAGATACCGTGATAATGTCGGTGATTGGTTTAATAACCGTGATTTTAACTACAATGCGTATGTTAATAATCGTGATTTCAACTATAACAAGTATCGTGATGAAATATCAGACGATAGATATAACAAGGAATGGGAATACAGTGTCAGCGCAAATGACAGAGATAACGCCTATAATCAGGCTATGAGCTTCCTTGAAATGGGTATTATGCCCTCTGCCGATGTACTGGGCAAGGCAGGAATAAGCATGAATGAAGCGCAGAACTTCATCAGTGCGGTTCTGGCAAGCAGGACAAAGAAAAGTTCGGGAGGCTCGGGAAAGTCGAGTAGCTCAGGGAAAAAGAAAACCGATGACGGAAATAATGAAACAAAATATAAGTACTCCGATTTAGGCGACTATGCTAAGGGATTGTATACGGACATTATGAAAAAAGGATACAGTCCGGAAGATATAGATGAGATTATAACAAGAGAATACAACAAAAAGTATATAAAGAAAAAAGAAGCCGATATTTTAGCCGGAATACTTATAGGATAAGGAGGTCTTCCTATGGGAATGTATGCTGACAGAGCAAAGAAAAAAAGAAAAGAACTTGATGAAGCTTTGGGGAAAGAAATGGTTTTTACAGAAAGAGAAGAAGTGAAAGCCGAAGAACCGACCGTCAAAACTACTAGAAGACAGGGCACGAGAGTGCCCTCTAGTGGTTTAGAAAGAGCTTCTATAAAAGGTATGGTAAATACATATACCGATTTCAAACGCCCGAAAGAATCCAAAAAGGACAGGTTTTCAGGATTGGAAAGAGCTTCAAAAGCAGGAACTGAGAATTTAAACACCGACTTCCTTAAAGAAAAAGAGAAGAAAAGAGATATATGGGATAGACTGGAAAAAGCTTCAATGCGTGGTTTGGAAGAATATCCAAATGAAGAAATAATGGAGCGCGGAAACAATGTTGTAAAAGGTGTATTCAAATCATTGACTGCATCACCCGGACTGGTAAAAGAAGCTACTAAACAATCATTAAACGATTGGAAAGAAAAAGTCGAAAGGGAAGGTCTGGAATCCGCATTATCGGAAATGGCAAGAAACATGGATAATCCGGAATATAATATAGGCGGTTCTCCGATAGATAAGAACTCAAAAGCATATAAAAATTATGCTCAGGCATTGGAATACTATGATAAAGCATTAGAGGGGTTAAGTCCTACAAAGCAAGCTCTTGGAAGTGTAGGTATATCAGCTTTACAAAATTTAGTAACCTTGCCTACGGCTGTTATAAATCCTGCCATCCCTCTTATGCTTATGGGTACAACAGCTACGGCAGACAGGACTTATGAGCTTACCGAGCAGGGAAAAGCATCTACAGAAGCGTTGGGACGAGGTTTATTATCAGGCGGCATAGAAGCTATTACAGAAAAACTGCCGTTAGATGAGTTGTTGGGAACTTTAAAGCATGGTGGCAAAGGAATACTGCGAAGCCTTTTAAAGCAGGGAAATATCGAAGGTGCAGAGGAGTTTGTATCGTATGTTATGAACTATGGTGCTGACGTTGCCAATGCCGATAAAGACGCAGAATTTTCGGTAAAGGAAGCTTTAATGAACTACATCGGTGGATTTATTACCGGTAGTGCTATGGGCGGTGGTGCCGCATACATAGGAAGTTTTAATAATAATATTTCAAACGAAGAAACCGGAAGAAAAATAAACGAAATAAATGCAGCGGAAGACGTGGTTGACGTTGCACTGAAAAACGAGCCAGGTTCAAAAAGTCAGATTTTGGCTGAAAACATAGTCATAAGAACCAAACGTGGCGTACCTGTTACAAATGAAGAAATAGGCGCTCTATACAGAGAAACCGTAAAAGACCTTAAGACCCTAAAAACAAAATCCCTTGAAAAAGATATGCTCGACAACATTCCAAAGGAGTATATGACGCCATTGGAAGCGGTTGGAAATATTGGAGAGAATGTACCGGTAGACACATCAGCGTACAATACGCAAAGCGAAATATCGCCTTCCGAGATAGAAATACCGTCCGTAAATAATGCTGCTAGCAATAATATATCAACAGCAGATAGCCCTATCATTTCAAACCTTCCTGCTACACTCGATACATATCAGTTCGATACAAACGATATGTTAAACAGAATCGCAAATGAAATGGCTGAGACTAAAAGAGCGGAAACTTTACAGAGGATAGAAGAATCTGAAAGCAATTTAGGTAAAAACGGTGCAAAAGCCTTAAGAACGTACTATAATGATACATATAACTTTGATGATTACTATAACGGATTTACACGCTACTACGAAGCCGGTAAGGTTGGCTTGCCTATTGAGCAGATAAACACACTGTATGGCAATAATATTGCGCCGGAGGTTAAATATGCGGCTTATATGTCAGGTATAAACGATGCTCAAACTATTGAATCTAATTATAAATTGCCGCATAATGAAGAGATAACAGACATCAGCACTGATGTTATTAATGGAAGCAACATTGCGAATATTGAGTTTGATAACAGAGGAATACCAACAATTCATATGACGGAGGTGAGTTATGAATCAAGAGGAAATCAAAATAATAATGGAAGAATTAATAGGAAACAACAGAAGGAACTTACCGAAGGCGACGAGGCTAATGTGTGGGGATTGTATGAAGATAACGCCGAAAACTCTAAGTTGCAAAATATACCCGAACGGAATACCAGAGAACATTTTGGAACAAAAGACGGAGTGCAATTACTTTCAAAAGAAGTAAATAAGGACGGTATACCTACAAAGAAGCTCAAAAAGGAGAGTGCAGAAGATGTTCACAATGGAATATTGGACGGAAAAAGCAATGACGATAATGGAATACGAGAATCCGAGCCTATTCAGAAAGCTGAAGAAAAACAAAACACTGGAACAGAGGATAGAGAGTTTAGCGAGAATGTCGTTGCAGAGGACAGAGCAGATGTACAAGTTCCTGAAAGAGAGACGTCCTCCGAAAGACCAATCGACAGCGGAGATAACAACAACAGAATACGAGAACGAGACAACGGCAATGGAGATAGCGGAATCGGAATTAGTAGAGATGATAATGTCGATGAAGTAAAGAAATCTGTTGCAAAAGATTTTTCTATAACAAAAGCCACAGCCGAAGATTTGGACACAAAATCTCCCAGTATGGAAGACAATATAAAAGCTATTAAAACATTGCACGATATTGAAAACAGCAATAAAACACCTACCAAAGTTCAGCAAGCTATACTTGCTAAGTTTAAAGGCTGGGGAGGTTTGTCAAACTCTTTTTGGGGCGAAAACAAAGAGCGATTGCGGGAGATAATGTCTGATAGTGAAATAGCAGCCGCACAAAGCACTGTAAACGACGCTTATTTTACGCCTACATATATTATTGACGAAATATACAAAGCTTTAAATCACCTCGGATTTGAGGGCGGCAATATCTTAGAGCCGTCAATGGGAGTAGGTAACTTCTTCGGAAGGTTGCCAAAGTCGATTAAAAGCAACTCATCGTTGTTCGGTGTAGAGATAGATACCATATCCGGCAGAATTGCAAAGTATCTCTATCCAAGTGCAAATATTGAAATAGCGCCTTTTCAGGATGTTGCGTATAGAGATAACTCGTTTGATTTGATTATAGGAAACGTACCGTTCGGCGAGGTTAAATACAAGTATAAGAATAGCCGCTACTTAATACACGATTACTTCTTTGTAAAGGCTATGGATAAGCTTAATGACGGCGGCATCATGGCATTTTTAACGTCAAGGGGTACTCTTGATAAGCTGGATTCTAAAACACGAGCAGAGCTTAACAGACAGGGTAAATTGATAGCTGCTTACCGTTTACCGTCAAGCGTATTTACAAGAAGCGCAGGCGCAAGTCCGGTTACAGACCTTATCATTATGCAAAAAACAACTGACACAAACGGCGAAAGGTTTGTGAACACAGGCAGTATTGAAGTAGACGGTGTGGACTTCTCTATCAATGAATACTTTGTAAATCATCCGGAAAACATCATCGGAGAACTTTCAGTCGAAAGGAACTGGCGCAACGGTAAATACAGTCTTGATGTAAAAAGTACAGGTAATGTAGGTGAGCAGTTAGACAGAGCAATAAAGAAGCTGCCTAAAAATCTGCTAAGCGGCGTACAGAGCGTAGGTACGGTTAATGTTACGGAGAATACCAGTCCTTTACAAACATTTATTGCAAAGGATGACGGAACTGTAGAATACATTGACGCACAGACAGGCGACATTAAACAGATAAAGAAAAAACAGGCTGAAATAGCAAAAGCATATATTAATGTAAAAGACGTATATCAAGACCTCGTTGACACTACACTGAATAGCAATGACAGAGATACAATAGAAAGCAAAAGAAAAGAATTGAATACCGAATACGATAACTTTGTTAAAAAGTACGGTTCATTGGAAAAAAATAAAAAGCTGTTATCAGCGGATAACGATTTCTTTAAATTATCAGGACTTGAAATATACGATACGAAGACTAAGAAAGTTATTAAGTCCGAAATGTTTACCAGAGATACTCTCGGAAAGAAAAAGCCCAAAAAAGCAGATAGCGCACTTGACGCACTTAGTATATCGATAAGTGAAACAGGCGGAGTAAATCTGGAACGAATAAAGGAACTGACAAACTTATCGGAAAAAGATATAGTTAAGCAGCTTAGCGACAGAATAGTTTATACGCCTGACGGAACGTATGAACTTAACGAGGTCTACTTATCGGGTAATGTCCGTGAGAAATATAAAGCGGTAAAGGGCAAAAAAGGCTTTGAAGAAAATGAAAGAATGTTAAAAGCGGTTCTTCCGGAGGACATACCGGCAAAGAACATAACACCTCAGTTTGGTGCGCCTTGGATAGCTCCCGATTATGTGGCTGATTTTTTGAAAGAAACATTCGGGCTTTATAGTGCGCCTACCGTAAACTATGACCCAACAACGGGTACATGGACTTTAGAAACAAATATGTGGGGAGATACTACTCTTCTAACACACAAATACGGCACTACATACTTAAACGGATTGAAGATTGCCGAAAAAGCGTTGAATATGAGAAACATCGTTGTAAAAGACAGCGATGGTAAGATACTTGTAAAAGAAACGAGAGCGGCGCAGCAGAAAGCCGATGATATAAAAGCAGCCTTTGAAGAATGGTGTTTTAAAGATTCCAACCGTAGACAGGAACTGGTTACAACATTTAATGAAAAGTTTAACTCCAATAGAAATATGGATTTCACGGAGCTTTCAAAGTATCTTACTTTTGACGGTTTATCAGACACTTTCAAATTGAGGGACTATCAGAAAAGGGCAGTAGCCAGAGCAGTATTCAACGGTAATACATTGCTTGCACATGGTGTAGGCACAGGAAAGACCGCTGAAATGATAACCATTGCAATGGAATTAAAACGTATGGGAATAGCCAAAAAGAACATGATGGTTGTTCCTCCGCATAAGGTTGCCGACTTTAGAAACGATATTTTAAAGATGTATCCTTCAGCCAAAGTTGCTATGCTGGAGAAAGGCGCAAATGCAACTCAAAGAAAGAGGTTTTATGCTCAGGTTGCCGCCAATGATTATGATATAGTAATTATCCCTCATACTTCTTTTGGTATGCTTAATGTATCAGAAGACACTAAGAGGGCGTTTATAACAAGTCAGATAGCAGAACTGGAAGATGTATTGACACAAGCGCAGCTTCAAAAGGGCAGTATAGACGGCAGATTTATCAGACAACTTGAAAATCAAAAGAAACGTCTTGAAGAGAATCTTAAGCTGATTACCGAATCCGCAAAAGACAGCGGCAATACATTTGAAGAACTGGGCGTAGACAGCTTATTTGTCGATGAAGCCCATAACTTTAAGAACTTACCATTCTATTCAAAATTAAGCAGAGTAGCCGGTGTATCTGTAAATCAAAGCAATAACAAGACCAGAGCAAGCAGAGCTGAGAATATGTTTATGATAACGGATTATCTCAACAAGAATAACGGCAGAATTACTTTTGGTACGGCTACACCGATAACGAACTCAATGTCGGAAATATATAATATGCTTCGTTTCTTACGTCCCGATATTCTGGAAGAATCGGGAATACAGTCGTTTGACGCATGGGCGGCTATGTTCGGTTCTATTGTAAATCAGGCAGAAGTCGACCCTTCGGGCAGACACATGAGAATGAAAGAAAGATTTTCTAAATTTAAAAATGTGGCTCAAATGGTTGAACAGTTCAGGCGTATGGCAGACATATTAAAGACGAACGAAGTAATCGAGGATCTCCCCGTAGCCGAAAGAATAGACGTAGTTAATGAGCCGAACGCTATTCAGGAAGAATTCCTCGATATTATAGACGGAATGATTGATGAAATCAGGACAAGCGGACAAAATGCAGAACACAATATGCTCGAAGTAACTACGGCAGGACAAATGGCTGCCATTGACCTACGTTTCGTTAAATCGTATTTTAAGGGTAAATATACCGATGAAGAGCTTAATCTTCCGAATAACAGGATTTCTCAGGTAGCAAAGAAAGTAATAAAAGAATACAACGACAGTAACGCAATCAAAGGAACGCAGTTCGTATTCTGTGATGTTGGCGTAAGGGATGACCCAAGTAAAAAATACAATCTGTATGTCTATGGCGATTTGATAAACAGGCTTGTCGCAGGTGGTATACCGAGAGAAGAAATCGCAATCGCACAGGACTTTGAGGATAAAGCTGACCTTAGTGCAAAAGTCAATACCGGTGAAATAAGGGTTCTTATAGGCTCAACGGCGGTAATGGGCGAAGGTATGAACGCGCAGAACAAAGCTGTTGCTTTGCACCATATGACCGTACCGGCTAGACCTTCCGACATAGAGCAGAGAGAAGGTCGTATTATCCGTTACGGAAACGAAAATAAGAATGTCCGTATATACCGCTACATTCAGGAAAAGTCATACGATAGTTATCAGTGGCAAATGCAGGAGAGAAAGGCGAGTTTTATAAATCAGGCGTTATCGGGCGGTACGGTTGAAGAACTTGAAGAAATGAGCGACTTCCAGCTTACGGCAAGGGAGGCTAAGGCAATTGCGTCAGGCAACCCTTTATTATTGGAGAAGATAGAAGTCGAGGATAAATTAAGCAAACTGAAATCTCTTAGAAATAAGTTTAATACAGATAAGCTTGAAATGAGAGATAGGCTTGCTACACTGCCGAATAGAATAAGCCGACTGGAACAGTCTGTTATGGATAAAAAAGCGGATATACAAACAGTAAACGCCAACAGCAGCGAGGATTTTGAGATAACATTTGGCAAGACAAAGTATACGGATAGGACAAAGGCTGCCGGTGCTCTTGAAAAAGCCATAAGCAAAATCCCTAAAAACGGAACAAACGTATTGATTGGTAGTTGTAAGGGACTGGATGTATACTACAGCTCATCACTGGATAAAGGTACTAAGTTCACTATTAAAGGAAATGACAGTTATATAGTGGACGGTGGTAACAGTGCTTCCGGAAACATAACAAGAATACTGAACGCAATCGGTAAAATTCAAAACTCTTTGGATATAGACGAAAAACTTCTTAAATCCTTTAAAGCCGAAATCAAGACTTTGGAAACGGAAGTGAACGCCGAATTCCCACAAATGAAAGAGTTGGAGGAACTACAGGCGAAACTTGCTGACATAGATACTCAGTTAGGTATAAACATAAGTGAAGTAGATATGAGTGATGTTGTTGTATCTGAAGAAGATGACGATACGACAGACTATTCAAAGGCAGTTGGCTCAGATTCATATACAGACCAGTGGGCGACACAAAGAGTAGGCGATAGCGATACAGAACCTAAATCGTTGTCAGAGATAGTCGCAAGAATACAACATGACTTTGATGTGAACATAACATCCGGTCATCTTCGTGGTGGCAACGTAAGAGGTGCTTTTAATAAGAATAACGAAGGAATACGAACTAAGCTTGCTAACGACCTTCCCACAATAACACATGAGTTAGGACATTTCCTTGATAAGAAATATAAGTTAATCAATAAGAGCTTAGACAAGGAGTTAATAAAAGAGCTTACAGATAACCTTCCACAGGAAATGAAAGATGTTTATGCTGAAAATAAATGGAAAACAGAAGGTTTTGCAGAGTTTATGCGTAGGTTCATGCAGAACAGGGAAGTAGCGACAATAGACTACCCGGAATTCACAAAGTATTTCTTAAATACACTTGACGGTAAGGACGCCGCTTTAATATCACAGTTCGCTGACGATATAAACGCATACTATTCTTTAGACGCAGATACAGCCACAAGCTCGATAAAACTTAACGAGGAAAAAAGTTATGATGCAAGAACAATAACCGAAAAGATTAAAGACAAGGCAGACGTATTCTATCAAGCATGGATTGATTCAAACCATAGTATTAAACGCTATGATAAAGCAACGGGTTCAAACGCCTATACGTTAGCGACAAATGCAGCATACTCGGACGCAATAGCAGGTCAGATAATAATGGGAGACCTTACTGACAGTAACGGCAAATACATTTCTCCCGGACTTAAAACCACACTGAACGGTATAAATTTAAAAGATGAAAACGAGTATAGACTATTCGGAGAATACTTAGTTGTGAAACACGGACCTGAACGATTGGAAGAAGGTATGAGGATTTTCGCCGATGACAGGAAAAATTCATCTGCATTTATGAACAAGAGAGCTGAGGAGCTGGAACAACAGTATCCGCAGTTTGTAGAAGCCGCAAAAAGGTTCTATAAGTTCATAGATGACTTCTACAGGACATGGGCAGTAGATACCGGACTCATATCCAATACAGCATTACCCAAATGGCATGAAAGGTGGCAGTATTATGTACCGCTTTTGCGTGATGTGGGCGAAACAGGCTTTATGGGTGCAAAAAGAGGTTTTGCAAATCAAAACAGCACTATAAAGAAAGCAAGGGGCAGTAGCTTAGATGTTATTCATCCGGTTGACGGTATGATTACCAACATGATTAAAATAGTCAATGCCGGCACTAGAAACAATGTAATGAGAAATATCACCCGAAGTGCGGACAAGTTAGGAGCTAATGCCAAGTTTATTGAGAAAATCCCGACACCAATGAAGGTTGAGAAAACCAACATAGGCGGTGTAAAACAACAGATACTTACTAAGTTAGACGAACTGGGCTTAAGTGCTTCCGATAAAAAATCCGTAGATGAAATCGTTACCAATATAGACGATATTCTTATACAGTATGGCAGGGGCAAAGCATACGGCGATGTTATAACCGTGTTGGAAAACGGTCAGCCTGAATTCTGGAAGATAAATGACGCAGGGTTACTCAAATCGCTGACAACAATGTCTCCGACTAAAATGGAGGGAATATTAGACGCATATGCTGTTGTAAGTAGATTTATGACTTCTAATATAACAGGCAGTAACCTTATATGGTCTATATTTTCAAACCTTCCGAGAGACTTTATGACGCTCTATACATACTCAAGCACTAAGAATCCGTTTAAACTGTTTGTTTCCTGTGGCTCATCCTATGTCAATAAGGTTAAATACAGTTTGGGAAAAGAGGTTAATCCTCTGTACAGAGAGTACCTTGCAATGGGAGGCGGCACAATAAGCGCTTATTCTGCTGACAGGGACTTTGCAAAGAGGGCAAGAAAGAAATTTGCAGGCAAGAAATTTTCATTAAATCCGCTTGATTGGATAGCTTTTGTAGGTGATACAATCGAATCGGGACCGAGATTTGCCACATACAAAGTATTAAGGGAACAAGGCATGGACCCTAGAGAAGCTTTTTACGGTGCTATGGATGTTACCGTAAACTTTAGAAGAGGAGGGAACTGGTCAAGACAGATAAATAAAGTAGTTCCGTTCTTTAATGCAGGCGTACAGGGACTTGATAAATTCGGAAGGTGGATAACCGCAGCAGAAGTAAACGGCAGCGGACGAAAGAGTGTAGTTATGAAAAGGACTTTCGGTTTCGTAACGGCAAGCACGATTCTTGCCGCAATTACTTATGCGCTTAATAACTCTGATGAGGAGAAAGAAAAAGAGTACGAACAGCTTTCAACATATATCAAAAACAGTTTTTGGAATATACCTTTAGGAGACGGTAAGTTCTTCGCTATCCCCAAACCTCGTGAACTTGGAGTGTTAAGTTCGTTTATTGAAACAGGCTTAGAGTACTACAAGGGCGAAAACAAGCACGCCTTTGACGGATTTTATGAGTATTTTACGGATAACTGCCTGCCCAACTTAGTATCTGACATATCGCAGATAGGGCAGAAAGGACTTAAAGAAACAGGAGCAGGATTGCTTGGAGATTTAGGTTTGATAGGTATAGTAGGATATGTAGTCGCAAACAGAGACTTCCTCGGCAAACCTATAGTTCCGGCTAGTCTTGAAAAATTGGAGAAGAAAGACCAGTATACAGACCGTACAAGTAAGATTGCATACTGGATAGGACAAGCGTTTAACGCAAGCCCAATCGAGATAGATTATGCTTTCGGACAGTTATTAGGAGGTTTTTGGAAGTATCAAAGAGCGCTATTCCCGGTAGGAGAAGCAAATATAGATTATTCTTTGGGGGTGAAAAACACATACTTCAAGGACAATCAGTATTCTAACGATATAATCAACTGGATGTACGATAATGCCGATAAGAGCAGCAGAGCAGCGGAAAGCGACCCCGATAACATTGACAAGGCTATAGCGAATAAACTGGATAACAGCTTAAAAGAGTTCTATTCCAGTTATTATGGATTAGCGAAAGGAAAGACGGAAACAAAACAGCGCAGAGCTACACGTCAGGATGTCATAGATATAATCTATGAATACCGAAAAGCCGTTGAAGGTGATTATTATAAGAAGGTAATCAACGATGTTAAAGAGTTCTGCAAGAAAGTCGGAGATGAAAGCTATCTTCCTGCGGTTATGCAGACTAAGATTAAGGACGGAAAGAAAAAAGAGCATGAGCTTACAGACAGCCAGTATGTAGAATACCAAACATACTATCTGACTACCTACTGGGACTTAGCAGAGGATTCGTTAAGAGGTGTCGGAAACGATAAAAAGACAGCTGCGATACTCAAAGAAGTACAGACAGTAGCGAGGGAAGAAGCCACAAACAAAATGCTTGCTTCAATGGGACTTCCTAAATCTGATTTTTCACAGAAATACAAGGGCGTATCAAACGATGATATAATTGAGTTCCGTACGGAAGTGAAGTTAGAAAAAGAAGCGAAGGAAGCAAGGGGAGAAAGTAAATCACTAACACAGGCTGAAACAGCTGAGATTTTAGATGACATGAACCTTGATAGTGATGATACATATACATTGTTTTTCAGTCAGCATCCAAACAGTACAAGTGCTAAAGATGTATATGACGCTGGAGTATCTGCTGATGATTACCTATATTTCCTAGCAGAAACAGAGGACATGACAGCTGATTATAAAATGGAGAATGGAGAGTATGTCTTAAACAAACGTGGCAAGAAAATTCCTATAAGAGGCTCGAAGAAAGAAAAAATAGATTCACTGTTAGAGGATATGAATTTAAGTGAAGAGGAATACTGGGCGTTAATGGAGGTAGCAGGGTACGAAAGACCACTAGAATAAAAATCAGCCCCTCGAATGAGGGGCTGTTAATTCACTTAAGTATATCACAGACCTGTTTTTTTAAAGTACCGTAAGAAATAGTCTAACAATAAGCTAACAAATTATGAAGAAACGCCTAAAAATTAGGACTTTTTCGCAACAAAAAATTAAGAATTTATTGCTTTATAACGAATTTTAACACGCTCTAACAATTTATGAATGATTACAAATGCCGTAAAATCAATGTTTAAACAGGTTTAAACGTGATAGAACGTGTTAAAATAAGTCAACAAAAATAAAATAGTCTGACAATAAGCTAACAACTCATAATATTTTTTGTTTAGTAATAGAAAACATCAAATCATATTTACTGCGGATATTAATTCCTCAACAGCTTTATGGGTGTATACTCTCTCAGTCAAGTCTTGTGAAGCATGCCCCATAATCAATTTTACAGATGTAGGATTTACACCTGCTGTATTTGCCATAGATGCAAAAGTATGACGGCAATCGTGTGGGAGGTGTTCCATTCCTAATTTATCCATTAATTCTTTGAAGGACCTAGAGTATACATGGTATGACATGTCAATAAAGAACACATTCTCTTTATTATACCGTTTACGGACTAAGGGGATAACTTTGTCCGAGATTGGAACAACTCTTTCCTTTCCTGCTTTAGTCTTAATGCCTCCAACCATATACTTCTCTTCTAGGTGTATGTTTTCGTTCTTCATATAAAGTAGTTCTGAAGGGCGCATGCCGGTATAAATCATAATCAGAACAGTATCGGCTATGTCCTCGCTGAATACTACGGAGAATAGTCTTTGTATCTCCACATCTGTAAAGGGCTTATGCATATCTGATTTTGGTCTGTTACCAATCTTAACAAACGAAGCATAGTTCTTGTCGATAACATCAAGCTCTATTGCAATATCAAACATTTGATGTAAAAGAGTTTGTATATGGGATTTGGTTTGCCACGACTTATCAATGTTATCTATAAGCGTTTGCATTTTATATGTCTTTATACTCTTTATAGGTACATCCCATAGCTCTTTTAAGTGTTTGTAAGCGGTTGTATAAACTCGGCAACCGCTGGCAGAAATTTCACCGAACCTACGCTTTTTGAAGATTTCCCACATATCCGCAATAGTTACACTGTCATTCTTAAGGTCATAAGGATTTTTATTGTACTCTGTAAGGACTGTTAAGGCTTCCTCAGACGTTGCAAAGTAACCGAGTATAGAATAAGTCGGCTTGCCGTTCATATTGCTTCCTGAGCGCACACGGACAGCGTAAGGGCGTCTCCGATTTCCCGACAGTTTATACACACTGCCGAAACCTTTTGGTAATCGTTTCATAAAAAAAGACCTCCTTTATTTATTTTGGGTATAGAAATAAAAGCGGTCATGTGATATACTTTATTTGTCGAGAATAAGGTATATCGAAAGATAGACCGCTAAGTCCTCTGTGTTGGCGCACAGGGGATTTTTATTTAATTGTCAAAACATAACCTACATGGTTTATAACCTTTATTTTCGGCTTCTTTCTTACTCATAACAGTATAATCGGTTATATCACTTTCGTTATATTCTATAACATCATATGTGTGGTATGTTTTTGGATCAGGCTCTTCGGCTATATGGACTTCCCCTGAATCGGAATTTCCGTAGTGATAATAATGGCGTTCGTCGTTTTTTAATACTATTACAGCATAGTTACTATAAAAATCTATTGCGTACTGAACATAATCTTCAAGGTACGCCGAATAGGAGATTTCATCTTCGAATGTTTCATACACATCTTGGTAGTGGGTATCAAGCTCAGCTTCAAACTCCTCGTACTTTTCTTCTAACAATCCTTTATAATATTGTTCAGCTTCGGAATATCCTTCGTCGTAACCGAGTTTGTATTCATGCCGTAGTGTACTATCATATCCGCTGTCTATTTTAAAGAACGCAAGTAGCATTGCTATTAAAACAACGAAAAATAAAACATAACTTTTCATACGCACCGTTCCTCTTTTGCCATAACTGCTTCATTTAATATTAATTGGAAAATTTTACTTATACAAAATTCGACCAATATATGATAGAATAAATACATAGAAATATATTCCAAAATAAGCATACATTGCTAAAAATTATACAAATTTAAGAAAAAATTTTCGTAAATTATGACGGTTTATTTTATAAATGAGAAAATATGTTGTTACATACGAAAATTCGTTCTATAATCAGATTATCGCAATAAGTAACTTATTAAATTCCTTATATAATTACTGGGGGTGCTTATATGGATTATAAACAAGCAATTTATGAACAACTAAAAAACCTAAGTAAGCAACAACTTGAATTAATATATAAAATAATAATGAAATTATTAAAGGTCGGGTAGAAACGACCTTTATTTTTTTGCTAATTCATTAACTAATCTTTCCAGTGCTTCCAAATCATTCTCATTCATTTTAGCTATTGCAGTGATAAGCCTATATTTGAAAGACTCAGGTTCAGAATTAAATAAATCAGAAGTTATACTTGCTATCTCATCTAACCTATTTTGTGGTGGAAACATGTCGCCTTCTCCAGTACGAAGCCACTGCTCATTAACATTAAAACGACGACAAATCAACGCTATAACGGCATCGATTGGCTCATTTCTGCCTACTTCATAATTCGCAACAGTCCCTCTCTTTATTCCTAACTGATCAGCAAACTCCTGTTGAGATAACTTAAGAGCTTTTCTTAATAATTTTAATCGTTCATCCATATTTTTTATTCACCACCTTCTATTTGATAATACAATACGAAAATTTAAAAGTCAAGATAAAATTGCAACAAACACACAAAAATAGTGTTGACAATTGCAACAATGTGAGTTATTATGGTAACATAAACACTGAGAGGTGCAACAAAGAGAGGTGATAAAATGATAACGGAAAAAGAGGCAAAAATTATAGCTACGATAAGTAATGCAATGCCAAATCTTAGTGAATTTGATAAGGGTTACATACTTGGAATAGCCGAAAGCAAAGCAGATGAAAGGGAGAAGGAATGCTTAAAAAGTAAAGAGGTTAGTTAGGAGGTGAGAAGAATGAAAATAACAGTTGAAACGGTTGCAAGAGAGCTGGGGAAGACGTCTGAAACTATAAGAAAGCTAATAGATGATGGTGATTTGCCCATAGCTATTGTTAAACAGAACGGAAAGAAAAAGGATTATGTAATACTTCCTAATCGGTTATACGAAGCTACCGGAATAAAGTTTAATGGCTATGAACCATTGCCGACAGTTGATATAAATATCGACTATGAAAAATTGGCTAAGAGCGTAGCTGAAGAAATTGCAAAAGAAATGGCAAAAGGGATTACAGTAACATTCTGAAAGGAGGACCCACAATGACAGCAATAGAAACAGTAAGCTTCTGGCTTGCTTGCACGATAGTGATTTCGGTAATAAGTATCGTATATGTACATCGACTTGAATGCCGTCTGAGAAATGAAATGAGAAAAATCGATAGGTATAGGGCAATGATGGAAGCCAAGCTTAAAAAGAAAGGACTGGACAAAAGATGATTTATAACAAAATCCCGAATAACCTGTACGCAAACATTATTTTAGGTTTACCAGACGGCAATGACGCTTGCAATGAGAACCGACGCAGATTTAGTGATTTGGATGAGATTAACAGTGCAAAGCTTATATATGCATCTACTATGTATTTCGTTACGGAGAATACGGATGACAGTAGGCTTGATGAAACACGAATGACTCTTTATAATGCTTTGATTTCATATATGAGCGACTTATCTCCGTCTGAGTTTGAGAGGATTTTTCCGATAGACAAAGTTTTCGACGGAGAAAAACGCGGTTACATAGATTATTTCTACACCAAGCGAATGATTAGTAAACTTCCACAGGACAAGCCTATAAGAGAAGAGAACATAGTGGATTTTATTATGGGGTATGGAAGTAACACAATAAGGTTGTTTTTGGTCCGATATTTAGTCGCTTTAGAAAGAATAAGGCGAAAACAGGGTAAAGAGTCGATATTAAAAGAGTTTCTAAACAGTTGGTGTTCTTAAACGCAAAAACAACATTTATAAGGAGGCGAAAAAGTAATGAAATGTAAACTGTATGAAAAAGAGTATGAAGTGCTGGACGTGATAAGCGACCCTGAAATACTTAACGGCGCGCAGATACCTCTTATAAACATGCGTTTGATGAGTGATGAGCGTTGGCAGGAGTCAGCCACAGAACACGCCATTAATCACTATATACAAAGACACGGTATGCCGCCGACGGATGTAAATACCGCATTAATGGAGGAAAGAAGGGTGATACATGAGCTTATGACGGGTATACAAAACAGCAATTCTTTGATGAAAGGAGTGATAAAAGCAGATGTATAAGATTTCTAACGCAATTGAAGAGGAGCGTATAAAAGAATGTCCGTTTTGCGGTGGCACGGCAGATATAGGAATATGCGATTATCCTTTTAACAGCGTAGCAGTATGTGTAAAATGCGAAACCTGCGGAGCAGCGGTATCGCCTACAATAATCGGCCAAGCTACATACTATGAAGGCAGAACAAATGTCTACGTCTCTTTGCAAACGGCGGTGGATAAAGCGATAGACAAGTGGAATAAAAGAAAATCTCCCTGTGGAACGGGCATTCCGACAGAGAGACAAGAAAAATAATCAATTACATTATAAATAAAAACATAAGAAAAATCAAGGGAGGATAAAAAATGCATGACATAACAATAACGATTAAAGCGGATGAAAGGCTGCTTGCCTTAGGTGAAAAAATACTTGCCGCAATCAATACAAAGACCGGAGAAGGTATCCCACCAAAACCGATTGCGGATACCCCCAAGGAAACTGTTGTACATACAACGGCCCCTATACAGGTTCAGACTATACCGATAACAGCTCCTACACAGTCAACGCCTGTAGTACAGCCGGCACCCACAGCTCAACCGATACCTTATACTCTTGAGCAACTTGCGTTGGCTGCCGCACCGTTGATTGACGCAGGAAAGGGTAAAGAACTTACTGACATCGTGCAGGGCTTCGGAGTTGTATCTCTCCAGCAACTGCCGTCGGAAAAATACGGCGAGTTTGCAACGGCAATAAGAGGGTTGGGGGCGCAGATATGATAGAAAGAGAACACGCCCTGTTATCCGCTTCATCCGCCGATAAATGGCTGCATTGCACCCCATCGGCTAAAATGGAAGAACTTTTCCCGGATAAGACAAGCCCTGCGGCTGAGGAAGGCACGTTGGCGCATGAGCTGGCAGAAATAAAGGTAAAACTTTATTTCAATCAGATAAGTAAAGCCGATTATAACAATGCACTCAAAAAGATACGAGAGAACGAAATCTATTCAAAAGATATGGACACATATACGGATGAATACCTTGAGTACATAAAGGATATAGAAGCTATTTTACCGGGGCGCCCCTATGTAATAGTAGAGACAAAGGTTGATTACTCAAATTATGCGCCTGAAGGTTTCGGAACAATCGACTGTATGATGATATACGGTGATGAGCTGCATATCATAGATTTTAAATACGGAAAGACCATAGAAGTAAATGCCGTTGATAATCCGCAGCTTAAGCTTTATGCTCTCGGAGCGCTTAACCGATACGGAATGCTTTACGGCATAAAAAAGATAGGCGTACACATAGTACAGCTTCGCATGAAAAATATATCATCGTGGCAATGTACAACCGATGAGCTTTTGAGTTGGGGCGATACGACCGTAAAGGCAAATGCGGATAAGGCGTTTAACGGTATAGGGGACTGCGTTGTCGGCGAATGGTGCGACTCCCATTTTTGCAGGGCAAGACCGAGGTGTAGGGCGTATATGGAGAGAATGGAGGCTTTAAAACCTTATATAACAAAGGACCCGAAAATCCTCACCAATTCTGAGGTTGGACAGGCTTTGACATTGGCTGTCAATATAAAAAAGTGGTACTCGATTTTGGAGGGCTACGCGCAAAGCGCCTTGCTTTCTGGACATGAGATAGACGGATGGAAGATTGTCGAGGGCAGGAGCAACAGGGCATTTGACAACGTTGATAAGGCTTTCAGTCAAGCGGTACAAGAGGGAATAAATGAGGAAATGCTTTATAAACGAACCCCGATAACGCTTACGGAGTGTGAAAAAATGCTCGGTAAGAAAGAGTTCGAGAGGGTATTCGGAAGCCATATCATTAAACCGCCCGGAAAACCTACAATTGTTAAGCAAGACGACCCAAGACCGCCTTTCAATCCGGCAGCGGTAGATTTTAAAGATTTTGAAGTTATTTAATAAGGAGGAAACAATAATGTATCAGAATATAGCAACTAAATGTTTAACAGGTGAAGTAAGATTATCATACGCGCATTTGACAAAGCCGTACAGCAATAACGGAAATGAAGCTAAGTACAGCTGCACTCTGCTTATTCCCAAATCGGATACAGCTACATACGATGATATAAAATCAGCCATTGAAACAGCTTACGAACAGGGTGTAAGCGATAAATGGAAAGGCGCAAGACCTACTCTCAGATACCCTGTTATATATGACGGGGACGGTACTCGTCCGTCTGGTATGCCATTTGGCGAGGAATGTAAAGGCTGTTGGGTTGTTACGGCTTCAAGTAAACAAATGCCACAGGTGGTACATCAGTCCAATATAAGAGTGCAGTTAGCGGAAACTGATATATACAGCGGAATGTATGCGCGCGTAACGCTTAATTTCTATCCGTATGACAGCAGCGGAAACAGAGGCGTCGGCTGCGGTCTCGGAAACGTTATGAAAACAAGAGACGGAGAGCCTTTAAGCGGTAGGGTGAATGCGGAAACGGACTTCGCAGATTTTGCTCAGTCATCTAATACAACGGCGACAAATCCTATAACGGGAATGCCTTGGTAATGCTATGGGCGGGCATGATATGTCAGTCGATATAGAAACATACTCGTCCGTCAATATAGGAGATTCGGGGCTTTATAAATATGTACAAAGCCCCGATTTTTCAATACTCTTATTTGCTTACAGCATAGACGGCTCAGAGGTTCGTATAATCGACCTGACTAAAGAAAAATTACCGGATTTCGTTAGAGAAGCTCTGACGGATGATACCTACATCAAGCATGCTTATAATGCGGCTTTTGAATGGTACTGTATAAGTAAGTATTTACAACTGTCCGATACTGCCGCCGCACAATGGCTTTCGCAGTGGCACTGTACAATGCTGCATGGTCAGTACTGCGGTTATACAGCCGGACTGGATGCCACAGGTAAAGCAATAGGACTGCCGCAGGATAAACAAAAACTTTCTATAGGTAAAACATTAATAAAAATGTTTTGTAGCCCCTGTAAGCCGTCAAAATCAAACGGTATGAGAACAAGAACACTGCCTGATCACGAGCCCGAGAAATGGGAACTATTCAAAACTTACTGTATTCAAGACGTTGTAACGGAAATGGAGATAGAAAAAAGGTTATCTTTGTTCCCGATTCCGGAAACAGTACAAAAACAATGGGAGCTGGATATTTATCAGAATGCCAGAGGAGTAGCAATAGATACGGAACTGATAGACGGCGCTCTTTATTGCTATAACATATCGGCTGCCGAACTGATGACTGAGGCAAGAGAAATAACCGGTTTGGAAAACCCGAACAGCGTCAGTCAGCTTAAAAACTGGGTAGAAGAAAAAACGGGGCGGGATATACAGAACCTGTCAAAGGACACTGTAAACGAAATGCTTGACGGAGAATTAGATACAGACGTAAGGAGAGTACTTGAACTGCGACAGGAGATAGGAAAAACAAGCGTTAAAAAATATACCGCAATGATTAATGCGGCTTGTGCGGACGGCCGTTTGCGTGGAATGCTTCAATTCTACGGTGCAAACAGGACAGGTCGTTGGGCAGGAAGGCTTGTACAGGTTCAAAACCTTCCGAGAACGTATCTGCATGACAGCCAATTGGATTTGGCCAGAAAACTTACAAGGGAGAAAAACATAAACGCATTGAAGATAACTTTCGGAAGTGTGCCCGATACGCTTTCCCAACTTGTAAGGACAGCCTTTATACCCGAGAAGGGAAAACTCTTTATAGACGCTGACTTTTCCGCCATAGAAGCGCGTGTAATAGCGTGGCTGGCAGGGGAGGAATGGGTGTTAAACGTATTCAGAACGCATGGAAAAATATATGAAGCGGCAGCATCGCAGATGTTCGGAGTACCCATAGAAAATATAGTAAAAGGTCGAGAGGAATACGCACTCAGACAGAAAGGAAAAGTAGCTACATTGGCTCTCGGTTATCAAGGCGGCGTAGGTTCGCTTATAAGTATGGGTGCTTTAAAGATGGGACTTACGGAAGATGAACTTCCGGAGATAGTAAGTAGATGGCGCAGCGCTAATCCTGCAATAGTAAGGTGTTGGCGAGAGTTGGAGACGGCGGCAATACAGGCGATAGAAACAGGTATGCCTACAGGTACAAAGGGTCTCATATTTAAACGTGAAGCCGATATATGCAATAACCAAGATTTTTTGACAATAACTCTTCCTTCGGGTAGAAAGCTGTTTTATGTTAAGCCGCATATCGGTGTAAATCAGTGGGGGAATAAATCAATACACTATTTCGGCATGAACCAGACAACAAAGAAATGGGAAAGTGTTGATACTTACGGCGGAAAGCTGACCGAAAACGTTGTACAAGCCATAGCCAGAGACTGTCTTGCATACAACATGGAAAAACTTGAACAACGTGGTTTTAACATAGTATTTCACATACATGATGAAGTTGTGATTGAAGCGGACAGCGACAGGCTAAAAGAAGTCTGCGATATTATGGGAGAGCCGATACCGTTTGCCGTAGGACTTCCACTGGCGGCCGACGGATGGACGGGAACATATTTCACTAAAGATTAGCGGGGTGTAAAAATGATTAATGACAGAAAAATTACTATATCAACAGCAGGAAGCCGCTGGTCGGAAAATTGGCAGCCGCAGACAATTACTATTTCTGAGTTAATACAAAAGGTATGCACTCCGTTGAAAGGCAAGGAAACGCTATCCGTATATTTAAGCCTTAAGAAAAGTCAGCAGGATAATTTGAAAGACGTCGGCGGCTTTATAGGAGGGTACTTAAACGGCAGAAGAAAAAAAGGGTGCGTTAAAGGAAGAGACATCATAACGCTTGACCTTGATAACTGCCCACCTGAAAGTACTGAAAGCATAATACAGAGAGTTTCAAGCCTCGGCATGGGGTACATAGTATACTCCACAAGAAAACATTCTCCTGCCGCTCCTCGTCTGCGAATACTGGTTGTAACAGACAGAACAATGACGTCCGATGAATATGAACCGATAGCAAGAAAATTGGCGCAAATGATACAACCGGAAATGCACTGGTTTGACCCTACGACATTCCAAACGGAAAGGCTTATGTATTGGCCAAGCTGTTGCATAGACGGAGAATACATTTTTACATACGAAGATAAACCGTTTCTGTCTGCTGATGGAATGCTCGCAGCATACTCAAACTGGCGTGATGTGTCGGAGTGGCCGCAAGTTCCTGGTGAGGCAAAACTCAGAGAACGGTCCGCAAAAAAGCAAGGCGACCCAACGCAGAAAAGCGGAACAGTCGGCGCTTTTTGCAGAACGTACAGCATAACTCAGGCAATGGATAAGTTTATACCCGATGTATATACCTCAACGGATAAAAATGACAGATATACTTTTGCAGCCGGTTCAACAGCAGGCGGAGCGATTATTTACGAGGATGACAAGTTTCTCTATTCCCACCATGCGACAGATCCCTGTGGCGGTCAGTTGGTAAACTCTTTCGATATGGTTCGCTTACATCTGTTCGGAGAGCAGGACGATGAGGCGAAACAGGGAACGCCCGTCAATAAGCTTCCGAGTTATGACAGCATGTGCAGATTGGCTGTATCCGATAACGACGTTTTAACGCTGCTGCAAAAAGAAAGAATGGAGAAGGCCGAGGCTGATTTCAGCGATGTAAATATAGATACCGACTCAGATGATATATCGTGGATGAGCAGACTGAAAACGCACCCTAAAACGGGTATGGTAGAAAGTACTATAGATAATGTTTGGGTAATACTGGAGAATGATAAAAATCTGAAAGGCAAATTTGCGGTAAACGAGTTTGCAGGCAGAGGAGAAGTACTGGGCGCGTTACCGTGGAATAAGAATACTAAGCGCCGATTTTGGGATGACAATGATAATCAGGGTTTGTATTGGTATTTGGAAAAGGTATATCAGGTTACGGGCATGAGCAAGATAGACGGTGCGTTATCTCTACATAGTAATAAAAATTCATTTAATGACGTAACAGCTTACTTAGACGGTTTGAAATGGGACGGTACACAAAGGCTTGACAGCTTGATAATAGACTATCTGGGAGCCGAAGATACGCCGTACACGAGAGCCGTTACACGAAAGGCATTTACCGCCGCCGTAGCAAGGGCATATATTCCCGGATTAAAATTCGACTACATGACAATACTTACAGGTCCGCAAGGCATAGGAAAAAGTACACTTCTTTACAAAATGTCAAACGGTTGGTTTAACGACAGTATAAGAACTTTCGAAGGTAAAGAAGCAAGCGAGCTTTTACAAGGCGTCTGGCTTGTGGAGGTAGGAGAGTTAGACGCTTTCAACCGTTCGGATGTAGGCAGAATAAAACAGTTTTTAAGTCAGCAGGCAGACAGGTTCAGAGCCGCATACGGCAGGCATGTAAAAGAAATGCCGAGACGGTGTGTCTTCTTCGGGACAACAAACGACGCCGAGTTTTTAACCGACAGGACAGGGAACCGACGTTTTTGGCCGATAGCGGTAGGAATAAATCGGGCGGCTAAAAGTATATGGAATACGTTGGAGGGCGAAAAAGACCAAATTTGGGCGGAAGCCGTTATGAGATACCGAATAGGAGAACCGTTATATCTGTCGGGAGAAGTTGAAAAAGAAGCCAGAGAGCAGCAGGAAAACCACAGGAAAACATCTACAAGAGAGGGAATAATAAAAGACTTCCTTGAACAAAAGATTCCAAAGGACTGGGACAAATGGGATTTGATACAAAGAAGAACGTTTTTAGAAGGAAACGCAAACTACACAGGCGAGTTGGTAGAACGCAAGAAAGTATGCGCATTGGAAATATGGTGCGAGGCTTTATGCGGAGACCCAAGGTATATAAAAAACTCAGATGCTGCGGAGATAAACCAGATAGTGGCCAGCTGTGACGAATGGAAAAAGGGTGAAAAAACAATGCGTTTTGGGTACTGTAAAGTTCAGCGCGGCTTCATAAGAACATAGAAACAAGGTGTAACAAGCGGATGTAACAACCTCAATTTATAAAAATGCTTGTGCAACAATCTAAAAAGATTGTAACGCGGTTGTTACAAGATTGTTGCACACTGAAACCCAATAAAATCAATAAAAACTTATATTATGTAACAATGTAACAATCTTTTATATAAAGTTTAAAAATAAAGAGAATATATATTTATTTTTCTATATTTCTTTATAATCTCTTTATTATATATATATAAGAAAAAAAGATTGTTGCATTTTACCAGAAAGAATAAGGGACTGAAATAAAATGCGAGAAAAAGATATAGAACAGTATCTTGTCAAACAAGTGAAGAATAACGGAGGGAAGGCTTATAAATGGGTAAGCCCGGGCAATGACGGCGTGCCTGACAGAATAGTTATTTTCCCGAGAACTGTTATATTCGTGGAGCTTAAAGCACCGGGAAAAAAGCCGACATTGCTACAATTGGCCAGACACAGAGAACTTGAAAATCTAGGGTACAAGGTATATGTCATAGACAGCAAAGAAGGCGTTGACAGACTGATACTTTTAAACAGTCGGGGAGGTGATGAGCAGTGAATTTTATACCGCATAATTATCAGAAATACTGTATCGAAAGACTGATAACAGAACCGGCGTTAGGTCTGTTTTTAGATATGGGTCTCGGTAAAACGGTTACAACTCTTACGGCAATCAAGGAGCTGAAGTATTACAGATTTGCAGTCAGAAAAGTTCTCGTGATAGCACCTAAGAAAGTGGCCGAGGCTACTTGGAGCAACGAAGCCGAAAAATGGGACCACCTTAAGGGGCTGAGAGTATCGACAGTACTCGGAAGTAAAACAAAAAGAATTTCAGCTTTGGCGGCAACAGCAGACGTGTATGTTATAAACCGTGAAAATGTTGTATGGCTTGTCGATTATTACCGTAACGACTGGCCGTTTGATATGGTGGTGGTCGATGAAAGCAGTTCCTTCAAAGACCAAAGCACCAAAAGATGGAAAGCATTAAAAAGAGTGCGGCCGAGAATAAAAAGAATTGTACTGCTTACGGGAACGCCTGCACCGAATGATTTAATAGATTTGTGGGCTCAGGTATATCTGCTTGATGAGGGCGCAAGGCTGGGGCGTACCATAGGCGGATTCAGAGAAAGATATTTTAACCCGGATAAACGGTCGGCAGACAGAATATTTACATACAAGCCGAAAAACGGAGCGGAGGAAGCAGTTAAAGACCTTATAGGCGATATTTGCGTATCCATGAAGGCAGAGGATTATTTGGAGCTGCCTGACTGCATAACGGTTAATGTTCCTGTTGTACTTGACGATAAGGCACAAAAGGCATATAAGACTTTAGAACGCACAATGATACTTGATATAGGCGATGAGGAGATAACAGCGCCTATGGCCGCAACACTCACGGGAAAACTTTTACAGCTTGCAGGAGGAGCTATATATAACGATAACCACATACCAAGAGCAATACACAACTGCAAGATAGAGGCTTTTATGGAATTGATTGATGGTCTTAACGGTGAAAGTGTGCTTGTATTTTACGGGTATCAGCATGAAAAAGACAGGATTGTCGAGGCATTGTCCAAAACAAAACTCAGGGTAAGGGTGTATAAAAACTCAGATGATGAAAGGGACTGGAACAACCATGAGATTGATGTGCTGTTAGCGCATCCGGCAAGTACTGCATACGGGTTAAACCTTCAAGAAGGCGGTCATCGTATAATATGGTTCGGGCCGACATGGTCTCTGGAGCAATACCAACAGGCCAATAAAAGATTACACAGGCAAGGACAAAAATATCCGGTTATTATACATCACCTGATTACCCAAGGAACGGTTGATGGGGATGTCATAAAAACACTTGACGGAAAGAACGATGTGCAGGACGCATTGCTTGAAGCAATAAAAGCAAGAATTGAAAGCATAAAAAAGACGGCTTAGGAATCATATCAAAGTGCATGAGTGTTTTTTATAAACACACAAGAAACTATGATATTTTATTGAATTTAGCTTATTTTGACGAATAAATACACAAAAATCTATATGTAATAACATGCCGGGGGAGATGATGAAGTGGGTAAGACGATATATTGTCCGTTCATGCTGTTGGATTATAGAGAAAAGCACGATAACAGATGTATCAAATGCGAACGTGGCGATATTAACTTCGGAGACGAAACGGAAAGAAAAGAATATATCAAATACTACTGCGGTTCGTTTACCAATTGGGAGCAATGCAGCTTAGCTAAAAGCGCGACAAAGTTCTATGAAAGGATTGATGATAATGGCAAAGACGAAGAACAATAAGACGATTGACCACTTTTACGAAATGGAGCTCGGAAGATACAAGAAAGCTGTACAAACGAGAGATACTATAATCACCGAACTGAAAGAAGAGATAGCCGGTCAGTATGAACTGATGAACATACTGTCGGCTTACATAGCTGTGTTAGTTGGAACGGAAGGAAAAGAAGTAGACAAGCTGAAACTGACATCTGCAATCGGTAAGTACGGTGTGGATATAAAGACGAGCGATGACGGAAAGAAGTACATACTGAAACTAAAAGAAGCCTGAGAAATCAGGCTTTATTTTTTTTTTGCAAAACTTGTAGCGTAATTATTTTTTAAATGTGTTTAGATTAGATGATAAGGGAGGTGAGGTAATGACAAGCAAAAGAAAACGAAGG